CTGCTCCCGAAGACGTAGACACGATGCGCCAGGAGCAGATTTGACCGCTCTGTGGTTCCGACATGGACGCAGAGAAGTGTGACGTGTGCGGTTATGAAGAGCCACCGGAGCAGCTACAGAACCCGGACCTACAGCGGGCGCACGAGACAGATGAAGTGACCCCAGACGCGGACGGTCAGATCGACATTCCGGCTGACCCAGGCACGCCCGGACCAGGTTCGGAAGATGCTGAGACTTACTTGAAGGCTAGAAATCCTCAGCCTACCGCGTCAGTAACAAGTGACATGCGTTGGGAACCACGAGGAATTGACAGCGAGAAGCTCGCTGCAAAGAAGACCCAGGGTGATGAACCCAACGAGACAGTGACTAGCGATCAAACCAAGCCTGTCACGTCAGCATTCCGCACCGCCACGCAGATGATCGAGGCGGCTAAGCGCAACCAGGAGAACAATATGAGTGACCGCACAAAGGTTGCTGCCGACCCCGCTGATGCAAGCGGTAAGCCTGACAAGCGGGTTGACGTTGATGGAGTCGGCGGCGTAATTCAGGACACCAACGAGGAAGCGTCCAAGGCAGAAGGACCGAACTCGTGGCAGAACAAGGGCACGCAGGTCGATGTGACCGGCAAGGGTGGAGTCCTAGAGGATTCCAACCAGGAGGCTTCGAAGCCCTCTGACGGAACTGTCTCCCTGCCGACCGCAGGCGAGGGCAGCGACGACTCTGGCTTCAACAAGGACAAGACGACGGACGACTCTGGCAAGACCAAGACGTTCGACAACTCCAACGAGCCTGCGTCGGCTGTCACCGACAAGGCATATCCGACCGCAGCCAAGAAGGGTACCGACCCTGTTGACTCGGTTGGCAAGGCCGACAAGCGCGTAGACGTTGAAGAGGCTGTCAACGACGCCTCCAACAACTCTGGCCCGACCTCGCAGTGGACGGGTACGGACGGCAATGGCGTCACACGTCAGGCTGATCCGGTCACCCAGAAGCCGACCCAGAGCGGTGGCATCAAGGCTTCTGGCCTAGTCTCCCTCGCAGCCCTCAAGCTGGCTGACACTGAGGTTGAGCTAGGCATCACGTCCAAGGGCGAGAAGTACAACCGCCTGGCAGAGCTTGCCGATCTATCCGAGGAAGAGATTGCCGCTGAGCAGCGTGCGCTTGCTAAGGTGAAGACGGCGGGTCTGACTCGCACAGCTTCAAAGGGTGGCGTCAGCCGTTTGCCGTCCTTCTCGAAGATCGCTACCGAAGCACCGGAAGCGCCACAACCAGTCAACGACGCGCTGCTTGACAGTGCGCTGTACGGCTAAACGATAAGGGAAGCTAGAACTTACCCTTATTTCCAAGAGGTCGCCGTCAGAGCAATATGTGACGGTACAGCGCTAATTGAGGCGCAGACCCTCTCAGAACACGAAACAGGAAACCAAGAACAATATGCTACAGGTTCGCACGATTAGCAATGTGTTCCAGAAGCGCCTCATTAGGCCGTTGTATGCTCACACGCAGGCAACGCCTTACGCGGCAGTTCTGGACCCGTCGCTACGCAATGCGGACGGCAGCTTCCGCGCGCCTCTGGCGACGGACACATTGCCCCTAGCACGTTCGGCAGCAGCCTTCACCTTGCAGGGTGGTATCGTCCCCGGTACCGTCGTTGTCAAGGGTGCCGGTGAGTCCGTCGTCGTCGCGTCCGGTGCAAATGTGGCTGAGCAGCCGTTCGGCCTCCTTGCCAACTTCGTCGGCGGTACGTTTGACGATCTCAAGGACAACAACGAGTGTGGTGTCTGGAGAGGCCCCGACTCAGTGTGGGAGCTTCTAGCACCCGCCTTCAACGACACCGGTCTTGCTGCGGCTTACGCTGCTGCTACTCCGGGTAACCCGGTCAAGCTCTACGCAGGCACGGACGGTCGTCTGACCTCCGCATCGCCTGGTGGTTCTGCCATCGTTGTCGCTCACCTGGTTGAGCGCACGTCGGCAAGCAAGATCACGATTGACCTCAAGGTCTAACGGAGATATTGAACATGCCACTAGAGCTAACCGCACGTCAGTCCACTCATTCGGCTGACTACGAGGACAAGCTAAAGGACTTGCCGAAGCTTTCCAAGAAGCAGAAGGCAGCGCGCCTCGAAGCGATCCTCGCTGACAAGCAGAACGCCCTTCGCCGCATCGGTCAGGGAATGGTCGGTCCGATCCAGATTCGTCTTCGCTACGAGGGCATTGTCCGCAATGTTCTTGTTGAGGATACGCTGGAGCGCGGACCCCTCATGCCGTACGACATTCTGGACGACCTAGGCCGAGCCTATGTCCTGAACTCGACGGACTCCGAGGTCAAGATCACCCCGTTCGAAGGCAAGCAGGCATTCCCGCAGCTATTCCGCGTCGCGTCCTTCCCGCGCGTTCGTAAGGAAGACCTGTACTACCTCCGCGTCAACGCGGTCGAGTACGCTCAGGACGAAACCCGCCAGGCCATCCAGAAGCAGGAGGACGCACGACTGATCCTCCTACTGGAGCAGGCAGTTGTCAACCTAGGCAACGTCCGCGCAGCAGGTACGGTCGGCGCAGCACCTACGGGTGGTCGCGCAGTCGGTATCGCAGCCGGTCCGGCTTCGGCTCCGAACGAGCAGACGGTCCTAGTAGGAGCAGGCAACTCTCTGGAGCCTGCCGACTTCTACAACGCCGTCACGCAGGTCGAGATCAACCAGCTAGAGGCACGTAGGGTTCTGGCCCACCCGGCAGATATCCGCGACCTCTACAACTGGGACCTGAACGTCACCGGATTCCGCTTCAAGGATGAGGTCTTCGCAGGAGGACGCATCACGAGCTTCGGTGAGTTCCAGATTCAGCGCTCGATCATCGTCCCTCAGGGCGAGGTCTTCCTGACCGCTGAGCCTGAGTTCGTCGGCGTCATGCCCGTCATGTACTCTCTCGACGTGGAAGAAAACCACCAGGTCGAGCAGTTCTACAAGGGCTGGGTCATGGACGAGTTGATCGGCATGTTGGTCCTCAATCCGAGGGGCATCGCCCGAATCCTCAAGGCAGACTCGACCGCTGCGCCGCAGCGCCTCGACATTACCGGCCTCGCCTAATCAGCAGGCTGATGAGAAAGACAAAGGGC